TTTTATGGATATTGGCAGTTCGTTGCAGGGTTTTGGCTCTTGGATTGGTGATCAGATTTCTGGGTTCACTGGTGCTGGTGCTGTTCAGGCTCAGAAGGATGCCAATCTTCAGAATTTGCAGTTGACGCATGAGCAGTGGGCTCGTGAGGATAATGCGGTGGAGCGTAGAGCAGCTGATATGAAGGCTGCTGGTTTTAATCCGCTGTTGGCTGCTGGTTCGCCAGCGCAGGCCGGCCCGGCTGCTCGTATGGAATCTACAGGGGCTGCTGATCCTATTGGCCGTTTTGCTGGGTTGGCGTTGAATGCTGTTAAGACTTTGTCGGAGGCGTCCAAGTCGCAAGCTGATGCGAATTTGGCTAGTGCTCAGATTCCTTGGGTTGGTCCACAGGCTAAGAGTGGCATTGGTTTGCAAGGTGCTGAGGCTGGTTTGAAGAATGCTCAGACTCCTTGGGTGGCTCCACAGGCTAAGAGTGCTATTAGTTTGCAAGGTGCTGAGGCTGCTAAGGCGGCTGCCGAGACTACTGGTCTTGATATTGCGAATGAGTTTCGTCGTTCTATGAACCCTTTAGAGTTGTCTGATATGCAGGTGAAAGTGAATTTGGATAAGGCTCTTGCTGGGCCTACTTTGGATAAGTTGAATGCTGAGGTTAAGAATTTGGATCAGTCCAGGGCTAATATGGTTATTGATCAGTTGGCTACGAAAGCTGGTATTAAGTTGACCGAGCTTGATCAGGCGATGAGGATTGTTTCGACTCGTTTGGAGTCTTCTAAAGTCGGTTTGACTGAGCAAGAGATCGGTATCGCGCAGCAGGAGTTCTCTCTTAAGGTTATTGCGTTGAAAACTGCTGGTCTTGAGCAGAAGATTCTTGAAGCTGCTTCGAAGGTTGATCCTGGTACTGCTGAGGGTATTGGCAAGTGGACGAAGATTATTGGCAATCTGTTTGGTAGCGGTGGTTTGACTACGATTTTGAAGTAGAGGAGGTTCGTTGTGCATCATAAGAAGCGTCATGGTCGTACTTCTCGCGTGTTTGTTTCGCGAGGTGGTTATCGTTTGTGATTTGTGCGCATCCTTTGTACCTGAAGCCTGTCGGCGTTCGGTTGTTGCCGTATCAGGTTGTAGGTTGCGGTCGTTGTGGCCCGTGTCGTGCAGCGCGTGCTATAGATTGGGGCAATCGGATGCTCTGGGAGGTCGATTATCATCCCAGTGCGTGTTTTGTTACTCTGACCTTTTCGGAAGAGGTGTTGGCTGGCCGTCAAGGGCCAGACAGTCTGAGACTCTCTGTTTCTAAGCGAGAGTTGCAGTTGTTTGTTAAGCGGTTGCGCAAGGAGCTTGGTGATCGCGTTGTTCGGTATTTTGCGTGTGGTGAGTATGGGGAGCGTTTTGGCCGCCCCCATTATCATGTTGTTTTTTTTGGTGTTGGTGTTGTTGATCGTGAGATTATCGAGGCTTGTTGGCCGTATGGTTTTGTTGATGCTAGGCCGTTTGCTGTTGAGCGTGCTAGGTATACGGCGTCGTATTTGTTGAAGGAGGTTGACGAGTCCATTGATTTGTTTGGTCGTGAGCCTCCGTTTGCGTTGATGTCTAAGGGTTTGGGAAGGCGTTTTGCGTTGTCTCAAGTTGATCGTATTGAGTCTGATCGACCGTTGACTGTTGCGGGTAAGGTTGTTCGTGTTCCACGGTATTTTCGGAAGGTTGTAGATAGTAAGCCTGATTTGTCTTTTTTGGCTGAAGATTTTAAGTTGCATGGTTTGAGAACTGGGCATACCATTAGGACGAATGTTGGTCGTTGGGCTATTCAAGAGAGTATGGAGCGGTCGCGTAGTGATGCCGCTAATTCGTTTGAGGTAGAGCGCTTGATGCGCGGAGGTTCGGATGGACTCTAAGTCGGGAGAGGTTTTCGTTTGTTCTTTGTACGATACGGTTGCTCGCGAGCATGGCCCTTTGTTTTATGCTCGTAATATGGGTTTGTTGCAGCGCGCCGTTCGTGGTTTTTTGGAGGCCCAGGCTGGTGTTCGCAAGTCTGAGTTTGTTGTTCGCGTGCATGGTTCGATGGATGTTTTTGAGGCTATGCCTGTTTTGGATGTTACTGTTGCCGAGAATTTTGATTGTGATTTGCAGTCTCTTGGAGGTGGTGAGTAATGCCTGGTGATGTGTCTGTAAGCGCGCAAGGGTCCCCTGCGCGGAATGGTGCGTTTCTGTCGGTACCCAGTAATAAGCCTGGTCGTAGTGTTTTTGATTTGTCGCATGACAAGAAGTTGACTATGGATTTTGGGCAGTTGATTCCTTCGTTGGCTTTGGAGATGGTGCCTGGTGATACGTTTGAGTTAGGTAACCAGCTGGTTGTGAGGTTTGCGCCTATGTTGGCGCCTGTGTTGCATACGATTGATGCGACGGTGCATTATTTTTTTGTTCCTAGTCGGTTGCTTTGGCCTAAAGAGGACACGTCTGGTAACGACTGGGAGACGTTCATTACTGGTGGTGTGAACGGGACGAATTCGGCTGTGTTGCCACGTTGGAACGTTTCTAGTGGTAAGCATGATGTCGGTTCGTTGTGGGATTATTTTGGTTTGCCTTGTTGGACTGCTTCTAATACGTTTGCGGCCCAGTTTCCCGATGCCATTCAGCCTTTGGATTTTTTTAAGCGTGCTTACAATTTGATTTATAACGAGTGGTATCGTGACGAGACCCAGCAGACTGAGTTAGTTATCGAGAGTGCTGAGGATGTTCAGGTTTCTGGCTGGGCGAAAGACTACTTTACGTCGGCTTTGCCTTGGACGCAGCGTGGTACTTCGCCGGCTTTTCCGATTAGTGGTACTACGTCTGCTGTTTATGCTGCTTCGCCCACGTTGGCGCGTTTGGATGGTACTGGTGGTTTGTTGCAGGGTGGTTCCGCTAGTACTGCTGTCGCTTTGGCATCTGCTGGCGGTACTGGCGGCTCTGCTATTGTTCCTTCGCTTACTGGTATGAACGCGAATAGTGTTTCGCTTGCGGCTGCGTCTACTTTTAATATTAACGATTTTCGTTTGAATGCGGTTATTCAGCGTTTGCTTGAGAAGAATGCGCGGGGAGGCGTTAGGTATACTGAGTTCCTTCAAAACGTATTTGCTACTCATCCAAGGGATGATAGGCTGCAACGCCCTGAGTACGTTGGTGGTACTCGTCAGCCTATTGTGGTGTCTGAGGTTCTCCAGACGAGTTCGGCTGCTTCCCAGCCCACTCCTCAGGGCTACATGGCTGGTCATGGCTTGTCTGTCGGTTCTAACCATGCTGGTAAGTACACTGCTACTGAGTTTGGTTATATGATTGGTATTTTGCGCGTGATGCCCGTACCTGCGTATCAGCAGGGTATTCCTAAGGCTTTTAATCGCGTTTCTAAGTATGACTTCTTCTTTCCTGAGTTTGCTGGTCTTGGTGAGCAGGCTGTGTTGAACCAAGAGTTGTATTTGACTAATGATTCTGCTAACCAGACTATTTTTGGTTACCAGGGACGGTTTAATGAGCTGCGTTATCAGCGTAATACCGTACATGGTTTGTTTCAGACGACCCTGAATTATTGGCATTTGGGTCGTATTTTTTCGGCGCGTCCTGCTTTGAATGGCGCGTTTATTTCTTTGTCTTCTACTGAGTTGACGAGTTTGAAGCGTATTTTTGCTTCGACGTCTCAACCTGGTCTTTATGTTTCGGTTGGTAATTTGGTTAAGGCCGTTCGGCCGTTGCCTGTGCTTGCCGAGCCTGGTCTCGACTTTATTTAGGAGATTGTATGGATTTTACGTTTCGTGTTGCTGGTGATGCTTGGAAGAAGCCTGATCATGGCTTTGTTCCTGATGATCAGACCGACTTTGTTGAGCGGTCTGGTTATCGTTCTACTGAGGTGATGGTTCGTGAGATGGTCATGGCTGGCGAGCGTTTGGCTGATTGGCGAGCTGCTCAGTATCCTATGGATGCTGAGTTTTTGGATGCTACGCCTGTTTTTGGTGATCGTCTTACTCTTGAGGATCGCTTTCGTGCTTTGCAGTTAAGGCGCGAGCGCCAGCGAGTGTCGCAGGCTGCTGTTGAGGTTCCTGCTGTTGTGGAGTCTGTTGTTCCGCCTAAGGCGGATGTTTCTGTGTAGTGTTACTGCACTATTAGTGCAGTTGCGTACATTTGTACGGTTCTTGACACGTTTTTTTGTTTTCGCGCTATTTGATAATAGGGTTTGCGCGAGCTGGCTAAGCTTTCCACATGTCCACATCCTGCCCCTCATAGGGGGGGCTGGTTGTGGTCCTGTGGTAAGGTGCGTTTAGTGTTCGAGTTTAGTTTTAAGGCGAGTTGTCCATATCTGTTACTTGTATTGATATGGCTAGTTGACACTGTTTAAGTGTCTACTTCCCCTGA